AAGAATTACTCCCATAGAGGCGAGTCCTAATATCTCAAATGTAAGGCTCATATTTTTTGAATTGTTTGTTCGCTTTGTATTTAATCTCGTTAATCACTTTGTCTATTTCGTGCCTACTGATGCCGGTGGCTCTGCTGATTGATCGTGCTGATTTTGGTTTGATGTTACGCCCACCTTCAGAATACAACTTCCAAATCTTTGTGTGATACCAATCATAATCTCGTAGAACGATGTCAATGCAGTAGTGCAGTATTTCTTTTCGGTAGTCAACATCATGGTCAGGTATTTCAAGTTTGGAGCTGTCAAGCATTGGCTCTTGTTTGAATAGTTTGTTGAACCTGGTGTATTGCCCATAGGCTTGATTGACGACGATGCGAATAACAAGTCCTTCCCAATATCCACTGTTGTATTTTTCCAATATCCAATCTTCATCCTTTTCGCATATTATGAGAAACACCTCCTGATATAAATCATTCGCTTGGTGCTTCCCTATCTTGTCACAAACTTCCCTCAACCATTCGGCTTTGGTAAGCTCGTTTATGATGTCGGCTTTTTTGATATGTCAAAGTTCTTTGCAATTTCAATACCTATTTAAGAAGTTTTACACAATAGTTGCACAGTCTTATCGTTGCAGATGCTGTAAACCTCAAAGCCTTGTTTCATATATTTCTTGGCATAGTAGATGACTTGCTTATCATTCTCAAGGATTATGTGAACGTACTCACGCCCCTTCCTTACTGTAAGCTCCATCGAGTAGTTCTAAGATGTTTAACTCGTTTCTGTATATCTGTGGCATATCTAACCAGTTCTCTACTTTTTTGCATCCGTTTATCACGCTTGAATGGTCACGGTTGAATATTGAGCCTATCTTAATCGTGCTGTAATTCTTTCGGTATCTGAGATAATAGAACATAGCATGACGGATATTTACGATTGGTCTATCTCGCATAGGGCTTTTGAGTTCGTCCTCTGTGATACCATACTCGTTTAGTATTTTTCCGTACAGTTCATGGCATCGCTCAGGGTTATTGCCTTGTAACCGCATGATATCATGACGCATCTTGTGGATGGTAACTTGATACTCTCTGATTTCATTTCGGACTTTTCTTTTGTAGTTCTCGTGTTGCTTTTCTAATCGTGTCAGCTTTTTCTTTGCTGCAATGTACTCTGGGTAAAAATCTTTGTTCATATTATTTCTCTATATCGTGTAAACTTGCCCTCAAAACTGCAAGGGATTGCTGCACATTGTCCGTGCCTGTTTTTTTGTATTAATAACTCTGCATCCATTTCTACTTCTTCCCGATGGTCGCTGTAATACTGTGGTCTGTATGGGAACAAAACTACATCCGCATCCTGTTCTATCTGTCCGCTTTCCTTAAGATCTGACAGTGTAGGTTTTACGTTGCTCTTATCCTCACGTCTTAACTGAGCCAAAGCTACAACAGTAATGTTGATCTCCTTTGCCAGTTGTTTTAATCGCTTACTTGCTTCACTTACTTTTTCGTACCGGCTTTGTCCGTCTGCATTTATCAGTTGTAAGTAATCAATGAATACAACATTCAATCCATGCTTTGCCTTGTGTAGTTTTATTTTAGTGATTAAGCTCTCAAGATCTCTGTCAGGTGTATCAATCAAACTTATATCATGTGGGTTAGCATACATTTGAGTAGCTATATCTTCAATATCCTGTTTAGTTATATTGGCGTTTCTGATTTTGTAGTTTTCAACCTCTGCAAAATAACTTATGTATCGTTGTGCTAATTCCTCTTTGCTCATTTCTAAAGTCACAAATAAAGTCTTTGCCCATTTGCAACACTCAATCGCTAAGGATAATCCAAGGGCAGATTTACCAGCACCTGGGCGACCACCTAACACAATCATATTTCCAGCGTGATAACCTCCGATATATTTGTCTAAGTATCTCCAGCCTGTGGAAATTCCTTGAAGCTTACTTCCTCTATCAATAGCTTCTTCTATATTATCCAAAACCTTTCCTGCAACTAGCACGATTTCTGTGCTGTCGTTACCTGCTTTTATTTTGCTTTCCTCTAGTATCTCAGTTAAAAGAGATTGCATCGTGTGTAGATCCTGTACTTTGCTTATTTCCGCAACTCTCTGATTAATGCGTTTCTCTTTGTATTTGTACTCAAGGATTTTAAGGTCATGCTCCACAGTTTTATCTGTGACCATTGCACTATACACCTTTGACAGTTCAATCTTATTTTTTGGGAATAAGTTCATCACGGCATTGATGCTAATGGTATCACCTGAGCGATCCATCTGCTTTAACGCTCTTACTACTTTTGAATATAACGGCGTAGTAAACCAATCGGGATTCGTGCTGTTCAGAAATACTCTGGCATACTCAGAATAAAGGAATGCACTTAATATGTTAATCTCAATCATCTAATGTTGCTTTAGGTAGTTTACCTTGCGAAGGTACGTTATTGTTTCTACTCTCCCAGTTACGAGCTGCCGCTTTCCAATCTGTCATTTTGTTTTTTCCTATCATCCATCCTTTGGAGTCATAAAAATCTAAAAATCGTTGAGCATCAATGTTAGGTTTATATTCTTTCAATTCTTCAAATGTCGGTTTCTTAAATACCTTTCCTTTATTTTCCTTTCCTTTACTTTCCTTTATAGCATTGCGTTCGCTATGCGTTCGCTTTGCGTTCGCATTACTCCAACGAGCTTTGGCGGATTCACTGGCTTTACGGCTTTTCTCATTACGCATCTTTAGACGTTTTTCAATACTTGTTGAGTGAAAAAACTCCCCATCTGTCACGAACAAATCAAAGTCATTTATAATACTTGCAATGCGTTCTTCATCCGTTCGTAGTTCATACGCTATGCGTTCGCATTCCAATCGCATTGCGTTCGCATTCTGATAAAGTTCTTCAATGATTGCCCAGTATAAACCGTACCCCTCAAAACCATGTTTATAGATTAGCTTTTTAATCTTCTCATCGCTTCTGGTATTGTAGTCGTGTGAGAAATAAAACGTGTCACTCATAGCCCTCTAATTAATCGTTGTACTTGTACCTCATGCCACATCTCATCAATTCCCTCAGCATGTCCCCAATTTTTGTATTTAATGTGATCTAACATACTAAAGTTTTCACCTTCACGAATGCCAGTCATTAAGTGAAAGTCGTAAGTGAACCAGAACTGATTGTCCCGGTATACATCAATGATACAGTAATCATTTTCAAATTTGTGTTTTATATGATATTCCATTGCATAAAAAAAGCCCCGTACCAGTTAGATGTGTGGAAGACCATCTAACCAGCCGAGGCAAAAATCTTTTTACATAACAGCTTCCACCCTGTTGTTTTAAAAAAAAGGTGGCTTCCGACCAAAGTTCACCACCTTTCTAATTTTCTGAGTAACTCTACAAATATAGGATTATTTTTTAATAAGCTGCTCTTTTTTGAACAATCTTTTTCTTACTAAATCTGTAATAGTACATTCATTGTTAAATGCTTGTCTATCTAAATCGTTTTTTTCCATCTCGGTTATTCTGATTTTCAAGATGTGTTCTTTCTTTTTACCTGGTATTCTATCGTATTTCATCTTAATATAAATCTTTTACTTCTTGTAATTTTTCATCCATCAGATTTTTCTTTGCAATTTTTATAGTGTCCATTAAATAATCTTCTCCATAGCCCTTAATAATTTGAGCTACTAAAAAACTTATTGGTGCAAATGACATATTTTCATCAGTATTATTTGTAGAAATTACTCCAAATTTTTGTTCATTAGACATATTTACATAGTCATACATTAGACAAAAATAAGAAACATCTTCTGGGTAATTGTCAATATGTTCACTTATCATTTTTGCAATTCGTTCTATTGAATCTTGATGATCCATGTTTTTATTCCATTGTTTTTTTTTCATATCAATCTTCTTTGTTTTCAATCTGTATGAACCCAGTGTGTCGATTGCTTCCCATTTCTTTGAGGAAGTTTACTTCAACCTTTGCTGAGTTGATAATTGTCTGAGCGACATCGCTGATTGCTTTAGCTTTGTCAATTTCCATGTCACCGTCTTTTAACATTTCGATTGTTTCAAAAAGGTGATGTCTAAGGTCTTGAATTTTGTCTTTTGCCATTGGTTATTCTTGTTATAGTTTTCTTTAGATTAATTACTTCTTTGATTTCTTCTGGTAGTCTGTGAACCGTGTTTCTTAACATGTTCTCCTGCTTTGTAATCAGCTCTAAGTTGTCAAGTGTTATGTTTGACTTATCGCCATCCTTAAAAGCTACCACATAGCCCTCAGGTACTTTACCGTTTTCCTGTATCCATAAATACCGGTGATACAAAACATACTTGCCATTTACTTTAATTAAGGTGAATCCATCTTTATCTACACGAGTAGAACCATCAGGCTTCCAGTTGTGCGGCTTACTACCTTTCTTGAACTGAGTTTCAACGCCTCCAATTTGCAAACCCTTTTTGCCTTTGTTCCAAGGTGTGTGATTCTTCTTGAATTGGCTTTCTACATTTGGAGTGATCGTGTACACCTCAGCGTACAAGTAACTGTTACTTTTCCTCAATCCCATTTTGTTAGCTTTGTTGTAAATGTTGTGAGCTTTACAATCAAAGATCTTGCACAGTTTTTTTGTCTTGGTATCTGGGTAGAGCTTACTTAAAAGCTTCTCCTGTTGAATTGTCCATTTCATAACCTAAATCTTTCTTGACTTTCTGTTGTTTGTTCAACTTCTCCAGGTACTTACGCCCTCTGAATTGTGGTCGCTCCATTTGAAGCTTACGTCTGATTCTCGTGATTGTCTGTGCATCGGTCAACTTGCCGAATGTGTACTCACGCTTAAAATCATCAAAGGTTTCTAATCTAAGCCCTTCATCTGACATTTGCATAGTCCAATAATAAGCAGTAAGCATTCGGTCATCGTCTTTGGTTTCTGGGTGCTTTAGTAGAACAGCAGCAACCCTTTGCTGAATCATGTTGTTCATTTCTTAAATCTCTTTCTGTAAAGTGGTTCAACATACGGCTTTTCAGACTCGTTGGCTTGACGCTCAACTTCATCCTCAAGCTTCTTAAATTCTCTGACTTCGTCGCATATTTTCAAATAAGCTAAATAGCAAATTGCCATGATTAATGCGACAGGTAAAACTAAAATTACTGGTACTTCCATAGTTCAAATATAAACTTTCTTTTTAATTCGACAAAATATTTTGCAATAATTCCCAAGCATTCTCTAATTTCTCATTCAGTTCAAACTCAACTTCGTGACGTTCAATCTCCGCAATATGCATCTGTTTACCTTCGGGCATTCGTGGATCGTACGAAACGAAATAACCATAGTCCAAGTTGGCGGCAATCATGCCGAGTTGCATCTGCCAATAGTATTCTGGGTGTATTTGTTTGAGAGAATCCGCATCGTAGATGTTGAAGTTCTTTAAATGGATACCGCTATTGTAAGGGCATTTTATTTCAAGGATTGCATCTTCACTCAGTCCGTCAGGGGAATAACCACTGTACTCACCATAGGGAATAAATACGTAAGTTTCTCCGCCATAGTATGTCCACTCTTGAAAGTTCTGCTGATTGAAATAGTAAAAGGCATCCGCCTCGTGTAATATACCCCAATCAAGAGCATCTCCATAAATTGGCTTAGAGTTGCCGGTCAATATCTCAGCAGCTCTTTCATATACAAATGTTTCTGCTGTCTTTGAGAGTAGCCCACCTGATCGTGAGCTACCCATTAACTTGTGAACTACTGAAGCCGTAAAACGATTGGCTCTTGCTTTGAGCCATTCCTCTTGACTTTGTGTCATAGTAACTTCCATCCGTTGCTCATTAGTCATTTGGTCGCTGTCAGCACCTCCTCATGCTTTTTAGAGATAACAAACTTATCCTTGATGTCTTGGATATTGCCACCGTTCTGAATGTGTTTTAAAGCTTTCTGCCACATTGGATGTTGTGGTGTTATGGTTTCCTTGACTGTTTTAACTTGATGCCCACTTGCTGAGTTGCCGTCATCATCTGCCTGGTTTAAATTAAAGATAGAAGCCAGTGCATAACGACGAGCATACGTCAAAGCAGATCCGTACTGCTGAGGGTTGTTTGCATCTCGCATCCTCAAGAGCTGTTCAGATTGCATCCATTCGCCACTCTCTACGTGATAAATCTTGGTAACTAATACGTCATCGTGTGGGTGCTGAGTAATCAAAAGTCCTAACTCCTGACATACCGGGTTGATGGTTGTCAGAATACTGGACAAATCCGCATAGCTAGAGTGGAAATGGTCATTCTTGGCTGTCTTTTTTACAGCGTTAACTTTGCCTTGAAACTCAAACAGAGCTTTTACAAGGTTGTTTGTTTCGTTACTTGTTTTCATTTTCTATTAGTTTAATTCTTGAAGGTTTTAATTGGTGATAGTACATCAGGTCATTGATAACGTCATGACGCTCAATGTCGTTGTAAATTCTGAAGTCTGTTTTGTAGGATGCTCCTTCTTCGTCAACTACTCTAAAGATATGGTCACAATACTCATCTCTGTAATGCTCCATAATCATAGACTCTACTTCCTCACGGTCAAAGAAAAGGGTCACAAAATACTGCTCCACTTCAATCTCGTGGTCGTGTACTAACATGGTGATCATTGCTGCACCTCCTCGTTTTCAATGTCCTCAAGGGCAGCCTTTAAAACTAAAAGAGCCTTGTCTGAAATCACATTGCCCTCAATGTACTTTTTAACGGTGGGCATACTTACCCCCGTTTCCTCACTGACACGCTTGATGATGCCGTGGCGTTTCTTAAGCTTGATTAACTTTACAATTTCTTGTATTTCCATGCCACAAATATAAAAATAATTTGCAGAATGAAAAAACTATTTTGTTTATGGGCTGCCTAAAGTGTCGGCAATATACCTTCCAATCCTCTGAGCGAGTGTTTGGGTTGTGACTTGTTTTAACGATGGTGTCACGAATGGTTGAGCCTTTGTTCCCTTCTGTCCAATCTTACGAGCGATAACATAGGCAAGTGATTTTGTTGCCGCTATCCTATCAGGTGACTGGGCAATCTTTTGTTGTACAGGTCGTTTATTTTGAATCCACTCGTAAATGTTTTTAATCGGTGGCATCTTACCGGCTCTCCTGCCATCTTCTACATACTGCCAATAATCCTCCATCAGAACAGTCAAACGATATCCGCTTTGTGTTCCTTTGATTTGTGGTTCAATAGACTGAGATAATGAACTTGAAGCGTTTGTTTTGTTAGCCCTTAATCGGTTCTGCATCTGAGCGATTAACTCATTGCCCCAATTCTGGACTATACGCAAAATCCCATCATCTGCTGACGGGTTAAAATCTGAATACTCTTTTCCTATGTTCTCAAGAGAATCAGCCATTTATTTTGCTTAGTGCGTATTTGTGAAAATCCTTCAATCTGCTGATCCATCCACGACCAAAATGCTTGAATGAATCAAGCCCTCTCAAGAAGTCAACTCTGTGGTCGTAACTCTTTAGGTAGATATAGTCCTCTCCTTTCATGATTATAAGGCGATTTAAGGCACTTAATGTCTGCTTTCCTACCTTCCCATCAACTGCAATGTTAAAACCCTCTGAGACAATAAATTTCTGTAACTGCTTCGCTGCTCCGTAAACTCCAGAACCCCAAGCGAAATCTGCCCAGAACTCAGCGATAAGATCGGATTCAATGTCATCTGCTTTTATGCCTTCCCAGTAGAGCTTGTAGATTGACTTCCAATCGTCATGGCTCATTTCATAGAAACGCTTTATTGATTCTTCCGAATCTCCGTGTTGAGCCTTCCAAGCCGCCCACGTAATGCCTTTATTGGTATGAACACCTGAGCCATCAGGCACACAGTTCGCTGATGCACTGTCTTTAGAGTGCTTACTGAGTCCTCCTTCCCACCGAAGGATATAGTCGATATTAGCATTATTTATATTACCCATGGTCTTGTATTTCTTTTTGTAAACGCTTGAGATACCACTCTGCTTTTTGCAGGTCTTCCATTCCGTTCTTACGATTATACCGCCACATATACTTGAGAGAATTACCACG